ATACATTTTAGTCTACAATAACAAGATCACCACGAAGTTCCATCAATTTCATTTCAGCAAGAGCTTGAACACAAGTCCAATAGGTCTCTCCACTGATCCGATTCTCATCACAAAAGAATCCCGCCATATCCTCGTTGAGGTTACGCAGTTCCACGAGTGGTTCACGATCGATTTGCATCAGTTGTCTCTCGATTACCCCCATATTATACCAGGATCCCTCCGACCTGTCAACCCTTGAAATATTTGTTTCTTGCTGGGTCGGTGGAGAAATCCTTAATTTTCTTTAGTTGTGTTGTTCTCTTTTCTGTTTCTGCAGCAGCAAATTTATAACCATGCCGTCTAGTGTATTGAACTTTTAATTCTTCTTTAATGTCATTAAGTCCAAGATTTATAAGTTCAGTTCTTTGATTTCTCAACTCTGTAATCTCATTATTTAAATTGGTAAGTTGGGTGTTGTATTCAGTACAAGTCGTTCCACAAGTTGAAACTCCAGATAAATTGACTGTTGCACGGAATGATGTATTACCTGTACCACTTAAAACATTCACATTGGTTTTTATACCATTACCAAAATCGCTAGAATTTACAGAGGTAGTAGATCCAATACCACTAGTAAGATCAGTAGTAGATCCAAAAATCCCAATAGAAAATGGGTTTACTCCAGAGTGTGTAGGACTTTCTGAATCCTGTCTAGTAATTGTAATTCTTTCATAACCAACATAAGATCCTTGGTATACAGGAGTACTCCCAATTCCAGTTGTTGTTCCACATCCACAAGTTATTAATACTGTGGAGACTGTATTGATTGCATCAAGTTTTTGATTAATTTGTACTGTCAAATCACAAATATCTTCATCAAGTTCTTTTGCAGGATCTTTAAGTGCAACAATATTTACATCAAGATCAGGGATCAGAGTCTCATCCAACTGCACTATGTTGGCATCATTGATGTTTATTTCATCACCGGTATATTTGATTATGTGATCTTTGTTACTCATTCTACATCCCTCCCGTAATCATATCCAGAGATAGAGAACTGTTCAGAATCACTTGGATAATCTGCTGCTGACTCTCCCTCATACTCAACAACCAATGGTTCACCATCGATTCTTGATGCCCATATGTGATAGAAGCATTCAAATGGTTTGTCATCTGATTCCTTCACCACGACTTTCTCTTTATCTATCTCAGATATATTCAGGTGGAAATGTCTGTCACCAATGGGTTGTAACTGGACGGTGATACTATCGTAATCCACCAGACCATCCCAATACTCAGGCAGTTTTATCTCATTACCATCCTTCAGTCTGCCACGAACATACACTGCTGCCTCTGGCCCCTCAACACAGATGTGTCTCAGGCGATGATTCTTCTTATTAGGATGCTTAATATCAAATCCTTTCCATGCCTGAGGATTGATTGTTGCAGACATCGCAACGAATGCTCCAGTAACCGTAGTTGCACCATTGTGTGCGCTAACACCATTAACAACATGAGCACCATCAAATTTAGATGCTCCAGTGCAATTGTATGCCCCTAACTGGTTCGTAACTCCAAGAAAATTTGATATTCCTGAAACTTCTAATGAAAATGGTAAAGTCAATCCAGGAAGAGCAGCAGGTGGCCCAATACTTACACCTGCTCTGATAATTCCAGAAGGAAGAACCCCACCAAAAATACTGATACCAGGGTTAGTTAGAACACCAGCACTTGTAAATTGAGACAGACTTAATTTGGATAAGTCTGGTGTTCCTATGTTTACCTTTGCAAATTTTCCTGCCGTACTCTTAAACATTATCTTATACCAAGTAACGATCTTGCTTGATCTGCAACATTAATAATAGTTTCCCAAAAACTAGTGGCGACAATTGCATCTTGCCCACTACCAGTTGTAACAGAACCTGTTTCGGAATATAATGAAACAGTTCCCCCAGCAATCAAAGTATCAGATGTTGATCTTGTTCTGAGTTTTGTTGATTCAACTTGCAATTCTGGGGACTGAGTACTAATAACTTTATTTGAATGTAAAGATACCTCACCATCAGAAGCATTTGCTCTTATCTGAACATTATTACCTTCAAGAATTAGATCTCCACCAACTGCTTCAATTTTTATGTCACCATTGTTTGCACTAATAACAATTGCAAATTCATTTTCTTTTGAGTCAATTCCAGATCTAATTTCTATAGATTTGTTTGCACCTAATTTACAATTACCTTGTTGATAAAAGTGTAAACCTTGACCCTTATCAGTTGTTAAACAAAATTCAGACTTACCATGAACCTCAGTACTAGCATTTGATACTATTTCAAATCCAGGACGACTCATTCTAAAGTAGTCTTCCATGTATTCTTTAACTAGATTTTTTATTTCTTCTTCGTTCATATACAGTCAATAACACTAGTGATTCCAACAAGACCCGACCTATTTGTCTCATCTTTTGTTGATTGAGGTTTGTATTCCAGGATAGGAATAAGAGAAGCACCTCTGCCAGTGCTTGTATTTATGGTGATATCTGGTGGGGAAGTAAAATTATTTGAAATAATAGGGACTTTAACTCCACCAATAGAACCATTATCAGAAATGATTAGATCAATAGGAGTGCCATCAATTACTCCAGTATCTCCTGAACTGTATCCTATTCCTGGTCTACTGATAAAGATACCTGTTACAATTCCAACAGGATTATCTTCATTGGGTGCATATCCAGATCCAGGACTGTCAATAATAATTTTATCAATCTTTCCATCATCAATAATAGGTATAAGTTGACCACCAGATCCACATCGAGTATTATCAATCAAAGCAACTGAGGTTTCTGCATTATAACCAGAACCTTTACTATTCATCTGAACAGCAAATATTGTTCCGTCTGCACCAACAATTGGAGTTGCTGATGCACCAGATCCAGAACCAAATATTGCAATTTCTGGAGGTAAACACTGTTCATATTCATAACCAATTGGCATTGGCATAACATCACTTTGACTTGTTGGAGTATCTCTTCTAGTATTACAAGCATCAAAGACACTATTCGTACCACCAAATAGTGTTGAGGTTGCAATTGCACTTTCAATAGAACCTAATCCCTTATTCAATTCTTCAGCAGAACTTCCTCCAGTCAACTTGTCAGTTGCCTCTAGAACACTAGTTACCCTCATTCCGTTATACTCTGTCTCTTGGAACTCATCAGAACCAAAGAAGTCCCCAATTGCGTCCTCTGCTTCATTACCAAATGTATTAAGATCGTCAGCAATTGTTCCAAACAAATTAATACTATCAAGTTGTGCATTCCAATCATCGGCACCTCGTTTTAGTGCTGCATTAGTACTTGATATCCACTTGCTTGGTGTGGTACATTTTTTACCATCACAACCGATGAAGTTAAAAATTGTTGTTGCAAGACTACTAACGTCTCTGAGTACATCTTGTACAGAAGCAAGTCCACCAACCAACCAATCTAATCCCGAGAGAACAGGTTCAAGTAGACCTTCAAGCGTATCAAAGACTTTGGCAAATATTCCAGATACAAATTGCTCAGCAGCACAAAATGGGCCATTGATTACCTGTGAAACCAATGACTTAAAGAGATTAGTGAGGAATCCCAGAAGGTCTTCAATTAACTTCTCAAAGATACAGAAAATGGTATCCATAATCTGTTGGAAGGCCTTCTTCATTACCTCATCATTAATAAAATCTAAAGGATTGATTAGATTTAAAGTTCCTAAAAATTTACTAAACAGAAAAGTTAATTTACCAAACAATCCATCTCTTATGTTATTAATAACTCCCTTAATGACACCCTGGGCTCTACTAACAACTTTTTTGATCTCATTATCAATGTCAATAATTTTATTTGCAAGAGGATCTATAAATGCTCCAGCGGTATTATCAAGCATATTTGTGAATGCTATAAAATCAGTAAGCACTTGAGTCAACTTACCAATACCATCATCTCCACAATTACTTGGTTTAGTTTCTTCTTTAGTAAATTTATTTTCAAAGTTTGTAGCAGCAGGAGACACCTTTCCTTTCGGATATGTTGTACCCTGTTCTGTCTTTGGATTGGAGTCTGGTTTTACTCGCCCCCGACTACCTTGTCCAATGGGAACTGTTTCTAGTCTTTTAGACTTGGTTAGTTTGTCAGTGTTACCGCCAGTAAATGGTCTTCCATCTGAACTTTGATGTGATGCTAATTCAGATTCATCAATAGCATTTTCAACATTATTTTGACGGTCAAGAACTCCCATGATTACTGGTTGTTGCGCCTCATCACCATCTAGAAAAAATCCTAGACAAGTTTCTCCACCAACTAATGGAATAGTATCTCCCATTGCACCCTGACCACTACCCATATTTGGACTCAGCATTACCTGAGCCCAGGGTAAGTCTTTTTCAGGAAGTTCAGTTCCAGAAAAAGGATGATAACCAATTACTCTAACTTTACATCTTTGTCCCATAGAGTCACTTTGAGACATGATGATATTTTCTGCTTTCCAAACTGATGGATCAGCAACTCTGCCGATCCACCAAGTAAAACCGTCCTTGCCAGCAAAATTAGATTTTAAAAAACTTTCATCAATCATCAGTCTTCATATATTCTACATTCATCTGCTTCTGGATTCTCATCACAGTACATTTCAAATGCTGTGGGGTCGTGATGGTCTTCTGGATGCGCCTCATGATACTTTTGTAGATGGATCAATTCATCTGCTGTATGGCGCCGCATTTGTGGTGAAAGTGTTGGATCATTGAGAAGTTCTTTGTCCTTCTCAATATGAGTTTCGATATTTTTTTCCATTTTTAAATTACTCCGTATGAATCTCTCATTAATTTGAGACTTGTTGTGTTTTGATTTGCGGAGAAGTGATGTCTTAATTCTCGAATTAAATAATATCCGCTAATATTTTTGTCGATTTCTTTCGACTCTCCCCCATTTGATTCTGGGAATTCACAATAGATGACATCCCCTATTTTTAAATTTACGTTACATGGTATAAGAATATTTAGTGACTGTGTAAGTAATAAACTATATCGAGCAGAAGACTTTTGAATGTCTGTTGGTTCTCTTCCAGATTGATCAACTCCTATATTTGCCATTGTGCCATGATCTGATATCCTAAAACTGGTCTTAGGACTAATAGTAGTATTGAACTTTGGATCAATATCCTTTGCTATACATACCTCATCAAAACCTAATTTTTTGGTATCCAAATTACTTACAAGATCATAGTCATAAACTGTGAAGTCATGGGAAAATGCATTATACATGATAGTTTTACCCTGATACATTCCACCCTTCAAGGCCTTTCTCAAATCAATATTCTTATCAAAAGCATAATCAACAATAGATAAATTATTCTTCACATTTTTTGATTCAATTACTTTACCATTAAAAGAATATTTCTCAATAGTTTTATCGTCAGAACTTCCTTCAGTTAGTTTAAGTTTAGATGTAAGACTATCAATACTTTTGAAATTATAACCTTCTTGATTTTCAAAGAAAAAGAAACCGCATGTTCCTTTCGATTTTTCTTGATGTGATCCGTTCGGTTCTGGATCAGCAGCACCGGCACTCTTAGATAATGATTTTACACTCAACCACTGTAATGTTTTAAAAGGTTTTTTGTTTGCACCAATGAAATTATATGAATTAGCAGTTTCCTCTAAATTTTTATCTAAAAACTTATCTGTTTGTAATACATCAGTAAGTATTGTTTTAACACTCTCACTGATCTTACCTGAATATTTTCTTACACATCTGGTCTCTTCATTCATAATGAATTCTTTAGTGGTCAAATGCAGTGTAAAGTTCACTGCCATTTTTGTAGCTTCGTACCCACTTATTTTATAAATTCTTAAAATTTTATTTCCATCTTTCCATGTAAAATTTCCACTAAAAGTTTCAAGGTCAATGTAAACATTTTCCCCACCACGAATCTTTAGACCACTAACAATATCATAAGAACTTGTAACCTGTGCAATAACAGAAATACTATGATCTAAAATATCCTCAAAGTAATCAATTGACAGTACAGAATTGCTTATATCTAATTTTGTACCAGCTAAAGATTCAATTACAAATTCTTTTGGACTATAACCAGAAATTGCTTCTGCCATTATCTACACTTTTTGAGTATTTATGTAGCAGATTAGTGACTAATCAAATACGCTTTCCATGCATCTTTAACTTCTTGTGTCCAGGCAGCGTTGCAGATTGCTTGTACATCAGCATCTTCTCCACTGATGTCTGTATCTACCAGATTGTTGTCAGCATCTAATGATCCACACCGTAATGAATGGCGAGTGAAGGAACGTGCAATCTCTACACCGTCTCTTTCAACAATGTCTGCTCTACGAACTTGGATTATTTTGTATGGTCCAACAATTTCAATCTTGTCGTTTTCGAATCTTTCAGTAAGTGCCATTAGGAAAGTCCTCCGAACTAAACAGGTTTAGGCAAAGGTATTTATGGCGTCGTATAGTATGATGCGGTAAACATGTAATATCCATTGTCAGTAGCTGGTAAACCAACACTAGTAGTATTATCTCTAACATATTCAAATTCAAGTCCCGAAGAACCTGCATAACAAACAACATACAAACCATCTGCAGGAATGTCTGCATTGTAAAGACGTACAGTTCCTACAGAAAGATATGAGTTTTCTGGATTCTGACCACTAACAGTTATAGTTGCTGGAGCAAATGGCAAATTGTTAATAAGAAGAACTGAATTACTATTACTACTATTAACTCTAATTTGAGCATATACTGTAACCCAACCGCCGATTTTAATGTAAGAACAAGAATTAACCACACCATGAAGGGTTACACTATTAGCACACGTAGCAACCCAACGACCTTCTTCATAATCATGCAATGTTTGAGATGCGATCATACTAGTGCTTTCAGTACCACCAAACTGAATGCCATGACCATCTGCCAAGAAGATATTACCATCACTAAGACTAAGATTTGATTTCTCAATAGTCACATCACCTTTAGTGACTAACTTACCAACAGTTACATTTTGTGCATCCTGATAAGCCATGCCACCCAACATACTATTGGTAGGCACCTGACTCAATCCAGATCCAATTAAATTAGGCATTTTTTATAGCACTGATTATGAATAATATTTATTAAGGCATTGTGAGACCCTTTAACTGTGCATCTGGTAGTGCTTTATTGAAAATAGTGACTCTCTTAAAATGAGTACGACCAGCACTAGTATCTAATCTTGTTGGATTAATACCAATTCCAAGTCTTGTTAACAATGGTGGACCAGATGAAGATATCGGACCAACAACGTCAACATCTTCTCCACTAAAAGAATATGCCCATCTTCTACCTGTAGAAGTAGAATAATCTGGAACATACCATGAAAATGCAACTCTCTGAGCAGCAGATTTACTGCTTGCACTTAGGTTACCATTGCCGAATAATGCTGCCCCACCAGCAAATGCTCTTGTTTCGATATGGTATGGCGATGAATTATCTTTAAAAAATTGAAGGCGGTTATCAAAATTAGATGATTCACCCCAAAAATCAATTATACCGAAAGTGTTTCCATCAAAAGTATCAAGGTTATCATAGTCAACAAACATAGAAAATTCATGAAACTGAGTATTAAATAAATCTGTAAAGTTCGTTCCAGTTATTGTAACTGCATCCTGCACCCTGGTTGATACCGTCCCGCTGCCGTCATTGGGGATGTAAGAAGTTGCGAAAGAATCCAATTCTGCCTGAGGTCCCCAAACATATACACCATGAGTATTTGCAGTTGGTGGGTCATACGTTTGATCATTTGTTTCATCTAGCAATTGAAAACCAGGTTCGACTAAAGTCCTTCCACTTTCAAAGGTATAAGTTCCGGTCAATGAAACACGATACCATCCATTAGGATACTCAGTAATAGTAGCTGAAGCATTAGACCACACAGATCCTACACTAGCGCCACTAATCCATTCACCAGTACTCGGTCTAAATGTTCTAAGTAGGTAATTACTGTTGTTGGTACTAGGATTTCTAGCGTTTAGAACAAAAAGTACTCTATAATCACTATTATTGAATTCTCTTAACCACATGGACCATGTAATTGTAGTATCAGATGATACAGTTATAGATTCGCTAGGAAATCCATGAAACTGGTTTGCATTGTTAGTTTTTGTTGCTGTATATGCAACAGCATTAGATCTGTCAGGATTTACACCTGCATTTGTGTTTATATCTATGTAAGTTGAGTTAACCCCAGTAAGTTGACTTGTTGAATTGTTAAATTTTGAGTATCGATTTGTTCTTTCTTCCTCAACCAACAACCCAAGACTCTCACCAGTTGTTGGGTCGTGATCAAATCTTGGAGTGTTGTTAGAGGCATACTCAATGAAACCCAATTCATTATGATAAGTTCCTTGGGCATTTCTAGCGAAAGTAATTCTATGATCTAATACCTTTGTTGCTGCAAAGTTAAAATCAACTACAGGTTTAATGTTTGGTTGCTGGACATTTCCTGTTTGATGAATTGTACCACCAACTTCTAATGTTGATAATGGATTGTCAGTTCCTATTCCAACGTTGCCAGCAGAAGTCACACGAAATCTTTCTGCAGAACCAACTTCAACAGTGAATGCACTATTGGGACCGGAACCACCAGGTTGTGATGCCAGTTTCACTCTAACACCATTATTATCTGTTAATGCACCGGCTGCTCCTGCCCCTGCAGAAGCACTCTGAGTTTGAAGGTATAATGTCGCACTATTGTTTGAAGTGTCTGATGGCATCCAAATTGAACCACCAGTTACATCTGTTCCTGTGCTTCTTTCCCTTGTAAAGTTAATTCCACTCCAATTAGTATTACCTGCATTTCTTAAGGTTAATAATGCATCTCCTGCTGCTGCATCGATAATAGATGATGCAGCGGTAGACTTAAAAACATGAAGATCAGAAGTTGGATTATTAGTTCCGATACCAACGTCACTAGCAAAATATGCAGATCCATCAAAGTTTATGTAAGCATTTTGAGTTCCACCAAGAGCATCCGATCCTGCATCAGTAGAAATTCCAAGAGCATGACCACTAGTTCCAACTGCCTTGAATGCTGCTGCTCTATAAGAACTGGAACCATTGTATCCAGCATCAGTGTATACGAATACACCATTTTTTAAACCTATTGAATGTGGTTTATGTACACCAATACCATGATTACCAAGATAAGAATCTGCACCTCCTACTGATAACTTTTCTGTTGGATCATCAGTTCCGATTCCAATACTGCCGCTTGAACCATCTATTGTTAATCTATCAGTTTCATTTGTTTGTAATATTAAATCTCTAGAACTAGAATTGTGACCAACATACATCGCAGTTCCATCTGCTGCAATGTAGGGAGTATATCCATTAGCATCAATATGTAATTGCCCTGCTCCATTTGCAGTTGGACTTATATCAGTATTATCACCAATTACAAGTGTTCCATATAATTGCGTATCTCCTACAACATCTAGTTTATGTGATGGTATTGTGGTTCCGATACCAATATCACCATCATGCCTTATAGTTAAAGCATCATCCGCTCTGGTTCTAAATCGAATTTGATCAACTTGGTTACTATTGGTTCTTCTGTATAAACTTATAGCAGGTGCAAGAACATTGTTACTGTTACTTCCTCCAATGATTAATGCTCCATCTCCCTGACCACCAGATGCACTCTGAGATATTTCCCATTGCCTTTCGTTGCTAGTGAGATTGGCGTCATCACTTTCAATAAGAATAGTAGTATCAGTAGAACTTTTTAGGTGAAGCAATTGATCTGGAGTACCAGTTCCGATGCCGACACGACCAGTATTAGTTATACGAAGTTTTTCTGTTCGATCACCCCCACTTTCTTTTATACTGAATTGCATACTGTCATTAGTACCATTGTCAGTATGAACATACCTTATTCGACCAGAAATTTCATTACTATTGTGAGGACTAAAATCAATCTGACCATTCTGAGGACTCTTGAGTTCTAAAGTAGCAGGTGGAGCAGATGCAGGTACACCAGTTGTTTGAACTTTTATCACACCCTGATCACTACTAATACCAGTTACATGAATAGCACTTCTTGCTGTAATAACACCCGTAACATTTACTGTTCCATCTACATCAAGTTTTGCTGTTGGTGTTGTGGTTCCGATACCAACCCGACCATTATTCGTTATACGAACTTTTTCATTATTTCCATTAGTTTTGAATAGCATCGCATCAGTAGGATGATCATACTGAATCCTGGCTCTGAAATGATTATCAGTATCTCCCCATTGTATTGCTCCAAATTTATCATTAGGAGTCTGTAAAAGTAAACTTACATTAGAATTACTTTCTGCAATGATACCATCACCGATATTATAAGATATATTTCCAGAACTACCATCATAAACATGTAATCTATTTTTTGGATTAGTAGTTCCAATACCAACACTACCATCAGTGACGCGAATGCCGTTTTGGAATGTTGCTAATCCAACAGAATCGACATTCGTTACATCTTCATATGTAAGTGTTCCACCTACAGAAACATTTCCAGTAACATGTAATAGTGATGTGGGATTGTCAGTTCCTATTCCAATATTATGGTCACCACTTGAAAAATCTGTACCTCGATTTGTTACTCTAGTTAGCGCCATTTATACTAAAATACCTTTGATAATTTTATTTATTCCTCTCCAGGTTCGTTGATACTTTCCAAAACAGTAACAGCATCTTCTGCTGTATTTGCATCTAACCGACAAAAAACAAGATCTTGTTTGCCAGTTTCATTGTGAGTAAGTAACCAACCGTTTTCGGTGTCAGCAATCCTTTGTGCAGTATAAGTAGATGTCATTTTAGATAAAAGTTAGTTGAAAAGTGTAAGATCCGCCTAGTCTGTTTTCCAAGTATAGAGTGCCAGCAGTGCCACCAACAAAGATAGTAACATGTTCATCATTTCCAGTGGTGCCATTTGGTGGACCTGCAGTGTTTATTTCAACAGCACCACCAAGTGTTGCTGCTGAAACCTGAGAGGATGTGCCCCAGTCCAAGTAAGCATTTCCGTAAGCCGTAGAGTATGGATATGTATTATTCCCTCGTGTTGTTATGAACACCCAACCCCCACCGATCCTTGGAGGTATAATGGACGCAAATGCATCATCAGCAATTGTTACCTGTATAGCACCCACTTGATTATTATTTAATGTAACATAACCACTAGTAAC